AAAATAATACAGCCATTATCTATATCCCCTGAGCTATAGCCACTTCATCCCTTTGGCAAACAAATCTTTTTGATCGGGCATCAAGACTGCATGCAGTCTGTACGTCATGCCATCCCCCGGATCGACCCAATTTTGAATGTCACGTATTTCGTACAGACCTTGCCTGTCCCACTCAAGCGAACCTTTGGGGAGCAACAAATACAACGCGCCTTCCTGTTGCACTCCCAAACTTTGCAACATGGTTTTTGCTACCGGATGTAGACCAGGCAACGTACTCAGATCGAGTATCGTTTCTACCACCCCACCCTCTTTCTCGACGCAAATATAAACCGACGGCATGCTTTTCAAAAAAACCGCCAACTGATAACTAAGCGCAGTCGCCATCCAATTAGAGAAAAACTTTACATCTGTACAGTCCCTGCGAGAGACTGGCGCATGGTACTCGCGAGGATATTGAATGAAATCGTGCCCTTGCTCATTTCGGCCGACCTCCGCGCGCGTGCGCTGAACAGGCGCGTACGGAGGGAGCTCGTCATACTTTACGACGGGCCCAGCGTCAGAGCTCCACGCCAGCGTGTCGGGTATCGGTCTTGGCGACGTGCTAGGCCCTATAAAAACATATTCGGGGTCATTTTGAATTGCGTAGCCGGGATCAGTGGTATAAAAATTATCACGGAGCGCGAAACGCACAGTGTCACCTCCAACTTGCTCAGGAAAACTGGCACAGTTTCCAGTGTGGGTGTACACAGTTGGCAGCGAAGGCTGGTAAATTATCTCGCGCACAAATCGGTAATCCAACTGCTCCCAAATTCCGTTCTCACGCCAAGAAACTCTGGAATCTGTTATGTATCTATCAGTTTGCTGTCCAGCAGTCTTAACCGTTTCTGTAGCCCCTGTGTAGGAAGAAGAGAGCATTGCGGGTTTACGGACTGTGCTGTAAAGCACCGCAGTGTCACCGTTAGGTACGAAGTACGTAGGGCAATCAATTAAATTGCCAAAGTCAGAGAAAAATTCCTTCCCGTCCGGATTGAAATCAAGCTTGATAAATTCAAAGTAGACAGTTCCGTAAGAATACGGTGGATGTCCGTACGGGTTCGTCGCGGGTGCAGTAGCTCCGGTTACATAAAAACTTTCATAGTAATACTGGCCGCTATTGGGAGGGGCTGGTCCTAACAACTCACTTTTATACCCTACCGACAGAAGGTCAGTGCCCGCTAAATTGACGACTGGAAACTCAACATGCACTGGGCCGCACATAGCTACAACTGCGGCTTTTGCCTCAGCTTCAGAGGTGAACCCGTATGGAGCATTGGTTTCCCAATAGAAAGACGTCATGCCGTCTGAATTAGCCACACACGGTAGCCTGAGCTCTGTGGTGCCGCTACCAGCTGCAGAGTGAACCACCGTAACTTTCTCGGGTGTCTTTAACGGAATTTTGTAGAGCACTGAGTTCCGCACGTAATCAACGACGTCGCTCATGTACGATGGCTCATGCACGTCTGCACTGTGGTTAACACGCGCTCTAGCATTCGTCCCTTCTAAAAACAAAAGGAGCCAGACACTCCCCGCTTGTTTCGTTATACGAATGTATTCGTGCTCTTTAACTATGCGCAATGATATTGAGACGCCATCGACTTCGTAACGCTGTTCTGCATACGACAGTCCAAGGCGTCTCAGCCCATCGACTTTCGCTCGAGCGAAAGGCAAGTACTCCCCACCACCACCGTCGATTAGCAGGTGTTCCACATCAAACTCAAGTTGCAGGTTGCGTCCAAGTGAATGTGTCAATAGTACTCGGTGCGCCGATCGTGATCGCAATGTTCGACAGGTTCATATCTGCTCCGCTCACTGCGACTGAGCCGTCGACACGAGGCAGCGTCGTGCTCGCCAGATCGTCATCAAGCGCGTTGCCTTTCAGACGGAACCAGCCCGCCGTCCCCGCAACCACACCGCTGAAACTCCATACACCAGACTTCGACACAGCGCCATCTGCCGCAGCAGAGAACGTCAGCCCATTCGTTGGAGAACCCGGAGTAAACGCTCCAGAGTTCAACGTGACTGTCCCGAGAAGCGTCCCAGTTACAGCAGAGTCAGCTGAAGCTGGCTGGGCACCTGTCCGAATCTCAATAATTCCATTTGCGAACGTAGCTGCGAACCCAGTGGCTCCAGCCAAATTGTTACGCAAGCCAGTTGATAGACGAAGTGTCATGATAAGTTCCTTATAGAGCGTTGAAAGGGCTTCCGCCCCGTTGGAGAACTGACAGGAAGCGTTTTTGCCCGCCCGTCTTTACTATGCAGCCCCCTGCGCGGACGCCGGGAGCCACAGAGATTTGCTTCTCAGTGAGATTCATAAATGGCAACGCGCTGCACACACCGCGCGTCGTCCAAAAGTACACAGTCCCGTCATCGTCACGATCATCGTGCCGTCCGGGGATCACGCCGTAATCAGCAATTTGCTTTAGCGACGTTCCGTCGTAAGTAAAGACGCGTTCGTCAGTTCCGATGAGCAAACCGTCTTCGTGCTTACTTAGCAATCTGACGTGACCCGGAACCATGATGAAATTACTGTTGAGATTAAACAAATGAAAGCCTAGAGGCTCTGAAAACCAGATCGCTGTCTGGCCTTCAACAGGCATGTGGTGTGCAGCATAAATTCGGCCCTTCCACGCGCAGATCACGTCAGCACCAAAAGGGAGAGGGTCTAAGAATGCGGTAAGAAGTTCACGGCCAAGATGGTCTGGATTTCCATCATAGGTCACAGCCGATGCCCGAGTTGTGCATAGATGCTGAAAAACTGAGCTGTTGGCGGCAGCGACATACACGTTAGTAACGCAGTTTTGAACGTTAGGAACACTGGTTATAGAAACAACACCGTCACTGCTGCTCCAATAAGCTGCGACGGCCTCTCCGGCCCCAGTCTCTCTCCCATCGGCTAGTGTGTAGGTACAACGAACTTGAAGCAGTGCATTCGGTGAGCCCTCGTCAGATTTACAGCTTAGCAACGGTGCAGTCGGAACTTCCCACCGCCACGGAATTACTGAGTCGTCTTGTCGAATAATTCCGCTGTCGACGCCATTGTTGAAGAACACCTGATCGTTCAACTCAGTCCAGTACATAGGAGCTGTGCTGGCGAGCGTCGCTAGTACAGTCCCGTCGAAATTTACAAGTTGATTGTCGACTACGGCGTACATACGCCGAAAGTCAAACGTCGTAAATACACTTGCGAAGTTGCCGGACCTCACCTTCGTGTAGCCATCACGTTTTGACAACGCCCCTGTGTTTGTCACATTCACATTGTCGGCGACACTCAACCAACCCAGCCCTTTGCGCAGAGGGTCGGCTGTGTTTGTCAAACCTTTGAATTGACGAATCGTATACATGTCAAATTACTTCAAACTGCCCGAGACTGTGAGCTTCCCGGAATCAATCGGGTAAGTCTCTCCGTTACCGTCCACGATCCAGACCTCATAGTACAACGTCTGAGTTGATGCAGTCGTTGTCGTGTCGATGGGGAAATACGCAGCGCCATTTACCGCGTCACTAACTACCCCTGCGATAGTCGCAAAGTGCACAGGTGCGTCGGGCGTCGACTCGACCTTCTCAGTGTCGAGAATTAGCTCAAGAGTCGCACCCGTAAGATCGAGAGGCGACGTCACTCCGTCAGTCACTTTGGTGAACTGAAAGGCCAGACGCTTTGTGCTTTTCCGTGCACGAATGATTGAGCTCATAAAGTCTCCACAACGACAGCATTGTCGTTCAAAATAGCAGAACTGTCTATCACGTTAACCCGTGCTGAGAACTTCGAATCTGACAGCTCTGCACGCAGCACGGAGTCAGATGTACGTCCGGTGTACGTGTCGTCTGTGGACGCAGCAGAAAGTCTGTCCACGTACACAGTCAGCCCAGCGTCTGCAGTTTTCGGATTTGACAGAAGTTGCCACGCAGTCCCTGCGGACAGCCGAGAGATCGTCAGAAGTTTAGTCCAGGCGCTCATTGTGTGTGATCCCAAACACCTTGAGCGATTGCCTGTACCGCCTCGGGAGTTACACCCGTGTCGACAGTGAGCGTTCGTGTCAAGTTAGTCCAAACTGCTGCGGTGATCGCCGCAATAGCGCCTTCTGTAAGGACTACAGGTGGCACTGTGTCGGCATTCGCTGTACGCACCCCATAGTTCCAAACAGCTTCTGCCATCGCAGCTACTGCATCAGACGCCACTGAAACAGGGGCTCCGCCCGTAGTCACGACGGTTCTTGTGACGTAACTCCAGACAGCAGTTGCTATGTCTCCAACATTTGCCCCGCCACCCGCCGTGATAGCTCGCTCAGGTCTTGTCCAGACAGCCTCGGAAATCTCAGATGTTGACGGGGGAGGCGCATCTGTCGTCGTGCGTGTCGAGTAACCCCACACCGAGCCCGCTATTTCGGACGGAGACGCACCTCCACCAGAGGTTATAGAACGGACCCCGTATCCCCACACAGCTTCTGCGACCTGCTCGACTGTTGGTGCAGCGCCTCCACCTGTCGTCGTGCGAGTGACGTAGGTCCACACAGCAGCAGCTATAGAGGCGATTTCCGCAGGCTGCAAACTCGCCACGACTTCTCGGTTTGCGTAAGCCCACACAGCAGCGGCCACAGCAGCATTGTCCACAGTTGCAAGAGGATAATCCGTAAGCGCGCGTGAAGGCGCACTCCATACTTCAGAGGCTATGCTTGCAGCACTCGGAGCATCACTATGAATCGGCGTCACCTGAGCCAGCGCCAGCACTGCTGCGGCAATGTCTGCTGCGCTTGGGGCCGAAACCACCAATGACCCGGTGTAGTCTGCACCTGTCGGACCGTACGCTGTATCTTGAAGGACTGTAGCCTGAGGAGGCCATAGTGCGGCAGTG